TTATTGCATGTTAAAGTGTGACAGAAACAGGTCGCCATTGCTTGAGGGCAACCACAAAGCCCACAGCCACCACAGCTACCTGTGGCTGTAATTAAACATGTTACGTTGGCTGCGGTATTTGCTGTACCTGTTCCGCCACACCCGCCACATCCTCTGCCTACGCCGCTGGTGCGATAGTCGCATGGTTGATTGTAGTTACCGCAACAGAAACCTTCAAAGGTAACTCCGGCACATCCGCCAGCCGCTATAATTTGAGTTCCCATACATGTTGTGCCACCAGGATAAGCGCCAACCGTAATAGTACATGCTGTTCCTGGAGTAACATCTACTTCAGCGAGAACATAACCACCACCACCGCCGCCGTGACCACCCATGCTAGGATGACAAGGGCAACTCATAGAAGGTGAACAAGCGCATGAAGGAGCGCCGCCAGCGCCGAGGGCTGAAACTCTAACTTTGGTAACACCAGTAGGAACAGTGAACGTTCCAGATACACCAAAAAATTCAAACTGACCGCTTCCGAATGCTGTGTAAGTTGTACATGGTTTTTTTCCAAAAACTAGTGGACTTGCGACCAATTCTTTTGGTAATGATACATATCTTGCCATTTTTTTATACCTCGAATTCTATGTTAGGGCGTGTTTCTAAAATTTCCGTAAAAGGAATAATATAAGACAAAACACACGAATTGTTGTTATTCAATTTTTCAATTTCAGTAGGAACAATAGAAAATATTTCATCGGCCCAAGTTCTAATTTGATCTTTTCTTTCGACAGCTAAACCATTATAATGACTAGATGTTAAATATGATGTATACCACGTCACAATTTCATTTAGTTTTTCGATGTGTCCGTTTCTTATAGAATTAAACTCTTCAACTGTCATACTTGGAGACAGAAAAAGTTGTAATTCGTCATTAAATTTATATCCAACTAAAACATCATAGTCTGCTGGACTCGGCACACAATTAGGACTATCTATTGAGCCAACAATAATATTTTCTATAATATTATTGTTTAAAATAAGTGATTTTAACATTTTTTTATTTTCCTTTCACTTTTTATGAAGCCGATTCTTCAATTCCAAATACAACAACGCTTGTATTAGAATTGGTTGATAATGCACGAATCGTATTTCCAGCTTCAAGTACAATAGCACTTCTTTCTAGCACACCAGATGGTGGAATATTTGCATTAAATTCGATGTAACTATTGGCTGTCATAGACCCAAGAGTAGTTAACGCCATGTTAATTCGAGCATCGCCAGAAGCGGCTTGGTTACACACTGAAATTGTTAAACTTGCAATTAAACCTGCTGGAACAGTATACACTAACGTATCGGTGTTTTGGGTGAGTATAGTTCGACTTAATATTCCTGACATTTTTTATCCTCTTTTAATTTGTATGATGTATTTATATCAAAAGTTTCCGTAAAAATACAATTTTGAAGCAGATACGCCACCACCGGCGGCGGCCCATCCTGTTGATTTATAAACCTCAAGTCTGTCTAGTGTCGTATCGTAGCGAAGCATACCGACAGTCGTATAACCTGCTTTTTCTGCGGTAGTTCCTGAAGGAATCTTCAATGCGCCTGTGCTTGTGAATGATACGTTTCCAGAAGCTGTCAATGCCGCTGTTGAGACTGACGTTAGCCCTGTTAATGATGTTGAAGTTGCACCTAGCGCAACGTTGGTGTTACCAATTGTTAAACTACTATTCGTCAACATTGTATTCGTAACAGTGCCAGTGTCAGCAGAGCCAACTAACGTTCCTGATGTAGGCAATGTTACACTGGTGTTTGCTGTAGCAGTTACTGTTGTATTGAATGCGCCTGCTGTCGTTAAGTTTCCACCAATAGTGATTGTTCGACCAGCATTGTTGACACCTGTACCACCATACGTTGAATTAATTACTGTGCCTTGCCAAACACCAGTTCCGATTGTGCCGACTGATGTTAAGCTAGAATTGATTACGGTGCTACCAAGAGTTGTTGAAGATAGAACTGATGTTCCATTAATTTCAAATATTTTACCCGTAACAAGATTAAAATCTTCAGAAGAAGTCCAACCAAGTGAAGACCAACTAATAGTTTTATCAGTAGCACCCTTAAGAGTAATACCACCACCAACAGCAGTGAGATCGGTTGGGGATGCTGTAGAACCTAACTCAATATTGATATCATCGACAGTAAGAGTTGTCGAATTGACTGTAGTGGTTGTACCGTTGACAGTTAAGTCGCCAGTTATTGTTGCATTACCAGTGACAGTTAAGTTTGTTGAAAGTGTCGTATTACCGGTAACGTTTAAGTCTGTTCCGACATATAGTTTCTTAGCAACACCAAGACCACCAGCAACTTTAAGTGTACCTGTAGTAGAAGAACTTGCGTCTGTAGTTCCTGCAAGCGTTAATATGTCTGTGCTTGTATCGTATGTGAGTGCAGAATCATCCGTTAACTGACCTGCTGTCGTAGTAAGTGCAACTCTACCGGAAGTTAAATTGTTTGCAGATAATGTGCTACCTACGATATTGCCAGTAACAATGTTGCCCGTAGTGCTAACCACCGAGTTAACAGCGTTTGCAGTGTCATTAAACGCATTTCTGAACTGACCAAACGTGTCGCTTAAGAGTACTTGTGAAATAGGCATGATTAGTCTTGTCTCTCTTTAGTTATTTTTAGTAATAGATGTTTGATTTCGTTAAGGTCTGACTTGATGCTGTCTACTTCTCCACGAATCAACGTGATTTCATTTCTACTCTTATTTATATCAGATATTTTTCTTTTTTGAATTTTATACTTAAGAAGTGCGTCCATATCTGTATTTAGAATTGCCTTAGAGTTTTTATCTCTCTCGGTAAATCCACGAACAGGCTCTGCAATTTTAATTTTTTCTACTATCATGCTAGTGCTATTCCTCTTAAATCTTTGACTTTCGGAGCATAACTTGGGTTGCTAGACAAGAATGTGATCTTGATCGCAAAGTTCTTGTACCCTTGGAATGTTCTTCCATCAGGTGTTGTGTAAGCAACTGTATTATTTAGAACACGGAAAATGTCTTGACCAGAAGCAACTGTAGAAAATGCAGACTCAACTGTCAATGCTGTGTTATTTGCAATTGTAGCAACCACACGTTCTGTTCTAGCAGTACCGACAGCGATTGTATCGCCAATTTTCAAGTCTTCAATAAAGCGAGTAGATGTACCGATGACTGTTGTAGATACGTTCGAGATTGCAACTGTACCAGCAAGAAACTCGGAACCACCAGTTTTCACTGTAGATGGTACAACATACTTTTCTTCTTTGTACTCATTTTGATTGAGTGTGAAGGTTTCTGTGCCAACTAATTCCATAGGAGTATAGAATTTATCATCAAACGCATCTGTGTCGTTTTCATTCAACAGCTTGCAGTAAACTTTAATAGATGTTCCTGGTGGTCTGTTGATCTTCAAATAAGTAACTAAATCTGAGGCTTCAAATCCATCATTCAACGTCACAACTTTAGTGATGTATCTAGACTGCGATGAATATGCTCCAGTTGGATTCTCTTCATTGCGAACAGTCATTGCTTGACTGACTGCATTTGATGTAGTAAAGTTATTTGAAACAGTCAAAACTGTGTTACTTGATATCGAAGAAACTCTGCGATATTCGTCACCGAAGTATGCATATTCACCAGGGAATACTTGTGTGGTGAACGTTGTACCAGTACCAATAACAACATTATTACCAGAAGCATATGTAACTGTTCCAGAAACGGCAGTTTCATCTAGATTATTAATAATGTTTTTATCGAAGTGGAAAAGAAGTTTTTCGTTATCGATGTATGGGCTGATATACTTGTTTGTCGTAGACAATGTTGCTTTTACTAACAATGATTTAAAGTTGGCAGCCGTTTCAGATGCAGATGTAGAAATCTGTTTTCTAGAACGCAATACCAGTCTTTCATATTTTTTAATTGTAGTGAAATCTTCATCGACTGCTAGGTTACTATCAGAAGTTTTAATTTCATACTTGATGTTAGTTCCCGCAAGAACCACATCGGCAATTGATGGTGTTAACGCATCATACGTGAAAGCCGTAGTTAATGGAATGTTATTCCAGAAAGCAACTTTAGAAGTAGTCGTATCAAACTGTGCGACTCTCATAGTGAATTTCATATCAGTGTTTTGTTTTACAGCCCAAGTCTTGTCATTAGACGATGAAAATAGAACACCACTGTTATATGCAGATTCAATTCTAGTTTGCTTATTTGGTTCTGTAATATCAACTGCGCCCAACTCGGCAACCCAAAGTGCAAAATCAGGATCATTGTTTGATGGCTTAACCGTGAAACAGTAATCAACACCAGGACTCAAATAGATAGGATTCTTAAATGTGCATTTTGTTGCGACTGATGCATTTTCACTTACATTGATATCTGTGTTTTTAACAACCGCATTATCACCATCACTAATTAATTCTGGTGAAGGGAATCCATTTTCGAGTTCACGTATCTCAACTGTAACATAAGCATTCTCCGATTGTGACTTTGTTCTAAAGAACAAGTCGATAGAAGTTAAGTACATGCCTCTTTCAAATGTATTTGGATCGACAAAGAAACTCTGTGATAATGGATCCCAGTTTTGTGGAGGTGGTATAGTCACTCTTCCGGTTTCAACACGCTGAGATGAGACTGTTCTTCTGCCTATAGATCGCTGTGTATCGAATGATATACTAGTGAATGGTCTAGAGTTAATCGAGAACGATGCAGTCTTTTGTATAACACCCTGTGAAGTAATGATGTTTCTTGCACTTGTTAATGTTGTGCCTTCTGAGTTTGTAGGACTGTCTGTAATTTTAAACTCACGTTGACCAGTGTAAAATTTCTTAGATGGAACTTCAAACAACAAATAGATTTCGTTATTTTTAACAATTAATGGTTGTGCAGTGTTTGCGCCATCAGCAATTGCTTTCCAAGTAACGTTCTCATCTTCTAATACACCAGCGTTGTTGAACTTATTCAATGTCTGTAGAGTAGAAGTGCCAAGCAATTGAATCTGATAACAATTTGCGGTAACATTAACACCATCAAAGAATGCATAAACTCTAGCGTTGTTTTTCAGACCTTTAGCATAAATTACAAATTCACGCTGACGCATCCACAGTGCAACTTCTACACTCACAACTCTATCAAAAGAAACTTCTTGTTTACTTGCTAGAGGTCTCTGGCCAGTTGCAATTTTGTTAAACGCTTCTTGTGTCACTGTGCGTAATGCTGTGGTGACGTTTTGATTTCCCTGTTGTGTTGTTTGTTGCGCTGTGTCTACTGTTTGCTGTGTGCCACCAAGCCAATGTTGATTTAATGGCGCAACTTCTGTGTTCCACGCATCGATCAATGCTTTCCAGTTATCTGCACCTTGGTCATCGTTGTACACTTGCGCTTTAGTTGGATCGTTTACGGTATCAAAGAATGTATCAGCAAATGGCATGACAGATAAGTCACCAGTCCATATGAAGTTTAATTCTTCAGCGAGTCTTAGTTGTCTAGATGCATATTGTTGTTTTAGACCAGGCGCTTCAACTTCAGTATACGGCAACATAATTTTGTTACCAACTTGAAGTGATGTTGTTGAAGTAGTTGTTCCTGTAGTGGAATAACGAAGTCCTACAGTGTTTGAGTTATCCTGTTTAGCAGTTACAAAGTTATTTTTCTTGTCGATAGCACAATCTTTGGCATCGTTAGACGTGGATGCAACTGCCCAACCAGTAAATGGATCGACAAGAATACCATTCTTGAATCTATCTAAACCATCATTGTCCAATTCTGTTGTGTCTGTTGCCTGTTTTTCTAAGAAACTCAATGCAGTGAAATACTCAAGTCTTTCGAGTCTTTCATTCATACGTGCAACTTCACGCATTGTAAGACGCTTGTTCTTTAATAGCTTGATTTGAACATCGATTGGTAAAGATGGATATGCTGGAATAATTAATTCTGCAATCTCTAATGTATCTGGCTTTGTTGGTGGTGATTCTGCTCTCTGATTACCAGCTTGTGCAGGCACACCATCGTTGATACCGAATACACCAGCATTGTTGATGTATACTTTTGAGATTCTACCTTTGTAGTAAATCAAGTCAGCATCAAAGTCTGAATTTGATTGTGGAATACGAAGACCAAACGTAGGCACTTGATATGTACCAACGTCAATAGGATTTAAAGCTGTGTTAGCAGTCTTGATTGGTCTAAAGTCAACCGAATCACGAAGTTTAAAAATCTTCTTAGTTGTAGGACTTGTGAAAATCGGTATGCGTGAAGTCGCAATCGTAGTATTTGATGATACTTCATCGTTGATTGGATATGAGTCAACTGATGCGTAACCAACACCTTGAGATGTGTCGTGCGTAAAGTTGTCAAATACAGCCAACAGTCTACCAGAAGGAACAAATCCTGTCACTGGACGAATTGATCCATGCTCGTATGCATAGTCACGTTGTCCATTGTCTAGTGTGAAACTAGAAGTAACATTGGTGTTGCCTGTAGTTGCGGCTGTATCAAATGAAGACGATTGATATACTGCGTGTAGTTGATAGATATCACCTACGCCTAATCCGAACGGACCAGACAATCCGCTGATGTGTGTGTTTGGATTAATGTTTGCTTGCGTTTGAAAATTCAGTGTTTTGATTTTTTCTCTAGCATTCGCTCTATCCATTGACACGATAACGTCAGCAGTGAATGTTGCATTTTCTTGAACGTCAATCGATGCAGTGCCTGGAGAAGTAACGTTAACAGTTCTTGTACTTCCCTTTCCGCCATTGTCAGAAAGAGACAACACCGTTCCTGTTGGTATAATTTTTGTGTGTGCGACACCAGTAGCACCAGCACCATGCGCTGTTGCTAAAGTTAGTGCAGTAGCACTTGCAATAGATGCAATTCTGTGCGTAGTAGTTGATCCAATTTTAATTAAATCACCGACATTGTATTGTGATGTGAATAGTGTGCCACTGCCAGTAACAGCAGTAGATGATGCACCTACAGTAACAGTACCAGTCAACGCAGAAGTTTCTACGTTTGCGCCACCATTGTTAACAACAACCATATAGAAGTCGTTTTTCTGTGTGGAGTTTAATGTATCTGTACCAACGAATGTTTCTGTAACAGTATCCGTTGCAATAGTTGCAACACCAGATGTGAAAGATACAGTAAACTTTTTCTTGAATCTAAACGAAGTTTCAACGTTTTGTAATGTGTCACGAAGAGTTTTAACCGCATCATATGGTAACGGAAAAATCATCGAATCAAAAGAAGTCTCTTGTAAAACAGCGCCAGCGGTAGTTGTTACAATATCAGCAAAACGTTTTGGTGTCGCAGAATCATATATCGCACGAACTTGAGAAAATGTTTTACCAGCAACCATTGCAATTTCATACAAATACAAATAGTATCTTGCATCGGCAGTACCTTTAGTACCACTTACGTATTCAATAGAACGAACCCTAGCAGTACCAATCGCACTACCGGCTACTGTTGCTGTCGAATGTGTTAAGTTTGTAATCACTTGCTGTGGTGTGTCATACAAATCAACCAATGTTGATTCCTGAATATCCCATGCACCGACTAACTCTTTAACTTCAATATATTGTCCATAGTTAATTTGAGTCTTTGTTTGCTCTACGTATTGAGTGTCTAGACCCTTCTCTACTTCAATTTGTGTTTTTATGATAATCTGATTTCTATATCCAGACACATATGATGTGAATGGATCAACTTCAACCATAAGCAAATCTGAGTTGCCGCCTTCGGCAGAAGTATACACACCAGTGTCAGTTCCAGATGTTGTCAAGTGTTCACGAACGTAAACGACAGGATCAGACAACGTGTAGTTACCAGATTCTTCATTTGTTCGTTTTGCTAAAACATCTTCTAGTTTATTGTCAACAGTAATTGATTTTCTTTTTCTAGCAATACCGTCTTCAATTTCGGTGATTGTGATGAATTCATTTTCATCTGTTGTTGCGCCTAACGCAATCTTAGTGAGTGTCGTATCGATCTTGAGTCTATCAGCACCAGGTGCTTGAAAGTTTGGTGTGCCCTGTGCGTTATCAACAAGCGATTGATCTTCAATGTAATCAATGAATGTTTTTGTTGGAACTAAACCAACTCTATATGAAGGCTCATTCGTGTACTTGTCGAGAATAATTGTTTGTGTAGAGTGCTTAACAAAATGGTCTGCGACATAAACGACACCTTCTGATACAGTAATCTTAGAACCGTAGTCATATACCTGTTCTGTAGCTAGACCTTCATTCACTACGTTTCTAACTGCATTTGTTGCCGCAGCCAATGCGTATGCTCTGCCTGTTGTGTTCGCAGTGAAAATTGTTTCCGAATTTGCAAATTTAGTATTTGCACTTTGATTTGAAATACTTGTTACGTTAATTACTTGAGTAACACCAGTGCTTAATACTGTGTTTGCTGTTGTTGCAGTTAATGTTCCAGATGTGTTTGAAACAAAGATTTTAATTGCACCAGAAATTGGATCGGTATAAAATGCTTCAATCGTAGCAGTATTACCTGTTGAGAAGGTAATTGTATTTCCTGATGTGAGTGTAGTTGGTGCAACGTTTACTGTAAGAACTTGTGTTCCGTTTGTTGCATAGTTGATGAATAGTGTTTTTGGATCAGTGCCATCAATGTCTTCAACAAGTCCACAGTATGCTTTAATGCCGCTGTTTGCGCCATAGATTATGCTACCAACAAAATTCGCAACTGCAACTGTGTTACTATTATATGTAGGTTGAAGTTTGACGAAACTTAAATTTAAGTCTAGGTTTTGTTCGCAACCATCGACAAGAGCGCCTTGCTTGAAAAAATATTCAGCAAAGCGTCTAGTCTGCACCTGTTGAAGAGTCTGTGCTTGTGTAAGTTCTCTAGCCTGAACAGCACGTCCAGGACGATAGAGAACTCTTACAAACTTTTTATCTTCATTATAATCATCAAAATATGGACTGGTATTTAAGTCTAGTCCACCAGGATTTGTATTTGCCATTTATTTTTCAAGCCTACGTTTTTTTAAATTAGAATTGAATGATTAGTTTAACGTCTTCAATTTGGTCAGCCGCTCTGGAGATTGGCACACGATTTTCGACATAGATAATGTCGCCTGTGTATGGCTGTAAGCCTGGAGTTGTGATAGCCGCAATTGTACCCGAAGCAGATGATGTACCACCAGAAACGCTTGCTGTGTTAGCAAACGGACGATTCAATGGTAGTGTAGTAAACAAGTTTGGTGTTGTGAATTCAACAACGCTTGCTGTGTTAGATCCGCTAGTGATAGTTTCATCTAATGTAAATGTTCCAGAGATGCCAGACAATTGATATTGGAATGACTGTCTGAAAGAAGATGCAACTGCTCTTGTAGTTGTACCATACAAATATGGATCACGAATAATACCAACTTGACGGAACTCATTAGCTGTAGAGAATGTGTTAGATTCTGTGCCATCTAAACGAACGTTAAGCATAATGTACTTACCACCGAGTTCTTCAAGTGCATTCGATCCGTGGCCACCTTTTGGTGAGATTACAGCAGTAGCGGCAGCGGCACCAGAAGCAAATGTAACTTGCGCTCTTGTGTATCCTGTACCAGGATTTGTAATTGTAACTGCGGTAACAACACCAGCAGTAATTGTTGAGTTTGCTGTAGCGCCTGTACCATCACCAGTAATAGTAACTGCTGGCGCTGAACCGTATCCAGTACCACCAGATGTTACGTTGACAACGTGAATACCACCATCAACGGCCGCAACTTGTACGTCCCATTGATCTGAACCATCATCCGAAGCAAGTGTTTGCACTGGAATGTAATCGTTCGTCAAAAACTTCAATGCTTTAGCAGTAGTGACTGTGTACATGTATTTCCAAATGTATCCGTCTGCTGTAGTGAATGGGGATGTGCTTACGCCTGATGGCTTTGTCGTTGACGCTGTTCCGCCAGCATTACCTAAAACTTTATATACATTATAGTCTTCTGTGATAACATAAAAATCGTCAGACTCAAGTAAGTTTGTGTCTTGGTCATCATACTTGTCATAGACTGTACCAGCAGTCCAATCATATCTTGGAATAGCGTGGCTAACGTCTGCTGTGGTAATACGCTTTGCGGCGTACATATCACGCCACGGAGTATATTCAACGTTTGCAGTTGAATTTACTGGTGTTGGAGGTGCGTTATCGTTTGGAAATGCGGTACTTTTTCCAATAAACAAATACATGATAGTATTTGACGTTTCAGAAAATGCTTCTGCGAATTGCTCTGCATTGTGTACTCTGAATTTTGTAGTTACAATTGATGCCATTAGGTGTTCTCCCTTTGAATGCGATACTTAAAGTTGTTTTTCATTTACTTATTTATACAAAGTTTTTTGAAATTTTATGGATTTATTTTATATGCAACCACATTAGTAAATGGTGTTGCTGGACTTCTATCTATAACCATGTTTGTTGTACCAAACACTGCTTGAATTATGAAATATTCATTGTTGGCAACAAATATGTCACCGCCATTGAAATCTGCCACAAAATTAGTTCCCACACCAACCACAACCGGTGCAGTCGCACTAATCACAACGCTATCAATTGCGTTAATAGCAACGTTTTCAAATGCGGCAAGAGTATATGTAGAATAATCTTGCACTGCGGAAGAAACTGTACCAGATATTGGAACGTATGACACATAAGATGTATTAGCTACCGATGATGAATTATCGATAACATTTTCTAAGTATACAGTATCTATCGATGTTGAAGATGTTGTAATTACAGATTCTGTCGTATATGACATGAATCCTAATGAAGAAATTTTGACAGAGTATTCTTGATTTAAAAGAGATATTCCGAGATTTTCGACATTAGGAAATTTATCTATTATCGAATATACAGATTGATACGCTGGAGTTTCATAGTATGGATCACTAAAGGCAACGTTCTCTAATGTTGAAATCGGGGTATTGATCCAATCATCACCCAATACGCCAGTAGAGAATAGAGGGATATCTTCATATGTGACACCATATGCCTTGATTTCATTCGCACCCGATGTAAGTCGTTTTATCGTAGCCATCGGTATTGGAAGTATACCCGCATCCGATTCTAGCGGAACCTGTACAACGAATGTCCTGTTTTCAATTGATGCGTCTGCGGCATTCTCTGTCAACAATCTTATTGTGTATTCCTGAACGTTCAAGTCAGTGTTTACAGTAATAAGCGGACTTTCAACAGTCAACGTCATTGATATAAACGAATCGGCGTACTGTCCGCCAACAGAGAATTCACTGAATATTCGAACGATCATTCTCTCAAGATTATCAAGTAAACTTGAAGAAACAGTCATATCATTGAGAATCTGAATTTCACCAAAATATATTAAACCAGCAGGGTGAATAATAGATTTCAGTGTATCCGAATATGTTTCAAATGCTAAACCACTCTTGATAACATAAGAGTAGTCTTGATAGTAATATGAGTCTTGAATAATTTTATAATCAATCTTACCATCATCGCCCACCCAAACACCATCTTTAATTCCAAGTCCTGAAATAGTTGCTGTCAGATTTGCATTGCCATCACCGACTGTATTTGCGATTGCATTTGCTGTGCTGTAGTTGATACCAAAATTTGTAATTTGAACTGCACGAATCGAACCAATACCTGTGATATTGTTAGATGTGTCAACAGTGACGTTTGCACTATTGCCTTGAATATTTGTTGCAATTAAATTTGCGCTAGAACCAGTTGTTGTGGTGATTGTAATTGTTGGTAAATTCGCAGAAGTATAGCCAGTACCAAAATTAGTTAACTCGATGCGTTTGATTGGACCTTTTACTAACCAATCTTCATTCTTAATAATGTCATCGTAACTACCATCAGCCTTCATCTGAAAGCCGTCTTCAAACAAAAAGTCAAATGTTGTTGTCTCAACAACAGAAGCAATTTGTCCGGCTGCATTTGCACCAGCACCGCCAGTAAAGATAAGAGTATTTCCAACGCCATAATTAGAACCAGCATTGCTAATAGTAATTAACTTGTCAGACAGTAATCCTAAAGATGCGACTGCTGTATCTTGTAATGTGATTCCAGGCTTTTTGAAATAATTTTCGCCTCTATTGATAATAGAGACTTTAGAGATTTCACCAAGATTATATGTGTTCGCACCAGAAGTTACTGTGTATGTGTTTGCTAATTCAGTAACTTGTATGATGAGTCCAGAACCACCAGTTCCGGAGTTGTTGATTGTCGCAGTCGTGTTTAATTGATATCCATGTCCGACTGTATTGATAGACAACGCACTAATTGGCGATTCTTTAATTGAAGAAACTCTAGCTTGCGCTTCCGAACCATTGCCAGTAATTGTAATGAGATCGCCATCTGCATATCCCGATCCACCATCGACAATAGTGATGCCAGACAGGATACCATATACTGTTGTGACTAAGTTTGTGTCAGTGATATCTTCAACGCTTTCGCCCGCAATGAATGCACCGCTGACAAGTTTCAAAGTCATCTCAGCAACTTCGATTGATCCAATAAAGAATTTTTTAATGTCAACTACGTTAGCAAGAAAGCCTGAAGTTTTTCCACGAATAGTTTTGTTTAGAAATAAAAATATATCTCTGTCAAATGAATTGCCTAAAGCATTTATACCAGTCGCTTTTGCTTGTGTTCGAATGATTTGTGTCTTTTCGAAATTACCATCAGACACACGTAGAATGTCTTCGCCTGGATAATAAAACTCGATGCTATCGTTATACAATAGTTTAAAGAGAAATCGGTAAGAGTCTTCGTTACTCTTCGATTGAAAGAATTCTTTGAACTTTAAAGCAATCGTTCTTTTATCACCATTGAATGTGATTGGAATACTAGGAAATAACTCATCTTTCAAGTATCCAATATAATTGTCAATAGACGTTTCGATGTTACGATAGTCTAATATTTTTCCTGTTTTACGTACAACGTTATCTCGAACAACGCTTACGATTGCGGTTGCGCCTGATGTTTGTCCAGTTATAATTTCAGACAAGTTAAATGGCGCTCTAGTATCAACCTGCACAATCAATTCACCAGCAACAACTTCTTTGACGATTGCAGTTGCGCCAGAGGCAGAAATAATAGTTTCACCTCGAACGAATGTTCCAGTTGTACTTGTTATCTCTACTTTGGTAGTTTGCATCCATTCATAGTATGCTTTCATAAACAACAAAAACTTATCGGACTCAGCGGCCATGTCGCCCGAAAGTATTGTGTCTATGCCAAATGATGGCTTGAATTTAGAATCTGACATTTATTTTTTATCTGTATACTAAGCTGATCGAATTGTCATCAATTACACTGACTGAAATATCTTCGTCACGAATTGAAATGATTTGACCTCTCAGAGGAAGAATGTCTTTGTTTTGTGGAAATGCAGTTAACTTTAATGTTGTGCCGCCATCATTGAATGCAGTTGGCGCAAAGTTTGTTAGTATAACTTTACCTGTCGTATAGTTAATGGTTCCTGCGTTAATAGATACGGCAATGTTTTCTACGCCTAATGTTCTGTAAATACGAATTATGCCGTTGTTGTCTTCTAAAAAGCAGTCTGAAAACCCACCAATTGTAAATGAGTTTGATGTTATTTTATTGCCCACGCCATAAGGATGTGTCGATGGTCTATTGTTTGTAGCATTGTCGATTGCATTAGAAAAATTAATTTCATATCGTGTTGAAACACCCAATTGAACCGCAACTTCTTTTCTCATTTGTGCAGTCAATACGTTACTTAGAATAGAACGTTCCGCAACGTCAATCAATCTTGACAGTTTAGAATATCTAAAATATGTACCAAACGTATTGATTTCTGCATCATTGTAATTTTTTATAACGTCTAAAACTAAATTAGAAATAGTATCCTCTGAGAGTGACGTTTTCTTTGCATCATAGTTTACCACACTTGATATCGTGACATACAGAAATTCTGGATCAACAATCTCAGTTTGTACTGTCAAAATTTTCTTAGGGTTAATTACTGAACTAATTAAGTTTTGTTTTTCTGTCGCAGTCAGAACCGAACCCGTAGTTGGTTTAATTGCAACAAAAACTTTTCCATATGTAGGTGGATCATTGTCTTCACCACCCCACACAACAACAGAGTCTACTGTTGGTTGTGCCAATAACAATGCTCTATAATCTTCGGCTGTCACTGCACGATTTTGTGCTTCATAAGATTTTGGCGCATTAAATTTAATTTGTGCAACAGTCTCTCTAGCCGAGCCACCAGTTGCTGGACTGGTTGCGGTAAAAGTTGCGGCCGTAACGTTTGTGATTGTGTCTGAATATGTCAGTGCGTTAATGTCATTTGCGAGTGCGCCATTAGACACTAGATATCGAATGACTAGAATGTTTCCGTTACTCAACGCTGTACCAAAAGTACCATCGCCAAATTTTAACTCATACAGTCCATCTTCAGATTCTTGTAAAAAGTACACCAAAGATGACGAATCAAGTTCAACTAGATTTTCTGATGGTGTGAATGTTCTTGTTGTACTATCCACAGCAGAGTTTAAGACTGTTACATTTAATGTTGTGGTGTCAACTCTTGAATTTGGAATTAAAAATCTTTGATCCGCATCACTAGACACAACAGTATATCGTGTTGTGATGAGTGTGCCTTCTTTGAGTGTGATAGTATCAGAAAATACGCCAGCGTTCGAGGATATAGTTTTCGAATTGACGTTTAGGAATTTATATGAAACTCCATCAATCGTGCCATTAAATTCTGTGTATTCTGGAATAGTAACAATAGATGGAGCATTCGCAACCGTGAGTGTTATTGTTCCTGTGATAGATGCTGACGATGTTGATCTTGGAAGATAATTCAAAGAATTGGCTAAGTTTACAACCGAATTTCTTTTTTGTGCTGTTGCCAGAAATGCCTCAGATGCTACCATGTTTAGATAGAACGAATTGTAGTATGTGTTATAAGCTAACATATCCAAAAGAACGGACATGCCAGAACCATCAAAGTTGTAATCTCTGAATTGATCCTGTGCCTGCAAGTATCTTTTGAAGTTATCTTTGATACCTTGAAAATTAAGTTCGTCTACTCTTAAATTATTGTCTATGGCCATTTTATGCCGCCCTCGTTAACGATGTTGATATAGAACCGGCTCTATTGATGTTTTTTATAATATACTGTATGTTCAATACAATTCCATTTTCTTCAAATTTAATATCAACTTCATTAACAGAAACTCTAGGTTCGTACTTATTGATTGCGTCAGTTATTTCTTTTTGTAAGTTGTACTCGGTAAATCCAGGTTCGTAGCTAAACAAATAATTGCTGATATCGCATCCATACTCAGGGTTGAACGGGCGTGTGCCTTTCTTCGTTCTGATTAAATTCATCACCGACCTTTTAATTGCCGTTTCATTTATGATAGGACGAATATCTCCACTCACCGGATGGGGAGTGAAGTCTAAAGATAAGTCTTTGAAGAATGCGATTTCTGCCATTTTTTTCTTTTATTTATGTTGTTTGTTCTGCCGTTTTAGACTCTTGAATTTCTTTTCTTCGTTCTTTTGCGGCTTTGGTAAACTCTGCTAATGCCTTTCTTGCTCTAGTGCCAGCGGCTTTGTTTCCCTTTTCATCAAACTTTGCATTCTCTGCAAGATATGATTCAAATAAATTTACTAAGTTTTCGTGATTTGTCATAATTATTTCCTTATAGATGTTGACATTTACTTGACATAGTGTTACACTACTGTGTAGCCTATGATATTAACCTTATTAAGCCGCAGGTACCGGAAGAGTCTTTGCAACAGCAATTTCAGCGTCTTGCAATATGTTCTTATCTTCTAGTGCCTTTATTCTTAATATCAATTCATTCAGGGTAGTATTGTTCAACCCATCAGAAAATCTTAACTCTGTATTTCCATGAAGTCTAAAATTAGTGTTCGTTGAAAGTGTAATCTTATCATCATTTGTATTCCACACAACCGAATTCTTTTCAGTAACAGTTGCAAAATTTCTAGTCATGCTTGGTGCAGTACCGAAATACTCTGCGGCAGCTTCTGGTATCGCAGGTAAGTATCCAAGAATCGCAGGCTCTTGTGCAGACATAGAATCTAAAAAGAAACCAAAAACCCAATCTCCAGCTTTCGGTGTTCCGTATAGGTTTGGAGTATTTAGGGGGTGAATAGTTAGCGACCAAGGCAAGTCTTCAGTCGGAACTAGATTGGTTGACTTTGCTGGATGATATCCAAAGCATCTCACTTTGCATCTGCCTAGCGTCAATGGATCGTTGATATCTTCAACAATTCCAATCCACCAAACAAATCCATCTTGCCCAATAAAATTTTTCATCAATTATCCTACATGCTTAAAATATTGAATTTGTCTCTCTTGGTCTGCAACCCATTTGTCTGATGGCTTACCTTCGCCTTTGTAATAGCGCAACGGCTTGCCAGTCTTTTTAGAAACTAACGCCCACTTGCCGTCTACTTGTTTAAGTGTCTCAATTAATTCTGGACCGTAAACTTCTTCTTCCCACTCTTCAGTTGAAAGTGTGGTGCCTTGTATAAATTCTTTAAATTTTTTCATAGCTTGTCTAACTCTGATGTGTCTACTGCGCCTGGAGGAACATTGTCTTTAATCCAAGTGAGTAATTGTTTTTTCACATCAAGTTCTTTCTTAGCAGGTTTTCCTGGTTCCTTAAGTACCAAATACTTGAAGTCTTTGATAACAGGATTGCCTTTTTTATCTTTGTATGCTTTACCTGTTTGCGGATCAACAATGAAAATTGTATTCTCTGGATTATTTAGAATGACATAAATCCCACCTTGAACAGTTGGCGGCATAGCTTTTGTTACTAAGTTATATACAGTCTGTGCCGCACCTGCGTGAGTCGCAAGCAAAATATCTTCTGGCACAACTCTTGCCCTTGATTTGTTATTCTTGATTGCAATCTGATAATTAGTCAGAACCCACGATACGTGAATGTTCTTTGGCTCATATCCAGCGGCAAACAGTTTTGGTAGAACATCTGTCATGTCTTCAACTTCTTTGAATGTGCTGTCAAAAATAAGATTTGGCAATTGCCCTTTTTCAGCGCCAGCAAGCATCAAGTCTAACGTCTTGTTTTTTACGTCAGTCGCACGGATGAGAACGTGTAGAATGTAAACATGCGTTGGAGTTTTCAAATTCAATTGACCCATCTTTAAATTCTTGTCAGTCAATTCTCTTTGAATAAGGTCTTTATCTTTCTCAGAAATTTTGTCGCCGTACTTATCAAGCAAGTCTTGAGTCGTAAATTTACCAAGCGCATCTAACTTTTGAAATGCAATTTTCAATTCGTCAACGTCACGTATTTTAAATTCAGACCCTTGCATAAAATGCTGAACGGCAAATCCTTTGCCCGAACCAGCACCACCAGCAAGGAACACAATCTGTCCATACTTTGCGCCATTGTTATAGAGTATTTGCTTCTCTATAAGCTGAGTCGCTTTGTAGTCTTTTAAGTCTACGTACTCTGAAAATTTAAGTTTTAAAGTCATTTGAAGTAACTCTCTTATAGGTATTGTAACTCTGACAAATCTTTTTCTGTCAAATTATTTTTATTAAAATCCATAGGCAATGAACCTCTAGACAACTCTAGTTTTTTAATATAAGTTGACAGTGTGATACTGTGCTTAACGCCAAATACGAAATATCTGCCAGAGTGATACTCATCTGCTATGATGTTTGATTTGCCAGGAATCAATTTCTTTTCTAATCCACTCGGTGTTATAAAATTCACAACATGCCCTGCGCCAATATTGTTTGTTGCGCCTTGAATGTCAATCTCTATCTTAAACATGTTTTTAGATAAACTACCAAAAATGTTAGTCTCTAGCCAATTACTGCGTTGAATCGTATCATTCAAATATGGGGATGAAAAGATTAATTTTCTTCCTTGAATCTCATTCTCATTGTTATTGTATGTGCTGAAAATGTTATTCTTGTCTAGTAATTTATTCGGATAAAAATCTTTAGTTGAATTGCTTTCTTTTGAATATCCGACACTGTTTACTGTGTGATTTCTTTTGATTGGATCGAGAGAAGTTATCGTTGTATTGTAATGCCCGAACAGCATTAACTCCAAATGATTGAAGTTATCTTTCTTTGTCAATCTAGCCGCACGAATGTAATTCGGTTCGATTTTAGCATCTTGATTCGGATCAAAGAATATGTTGTGTACACCGTAGCTAGTTGAATCTTCAACTAGTTTGTCGTAGCTTCCGAAAAAGTGTGTTGACGCAAATGCTTTGCCATCTGCATACGTACCGACAATTGGAAAAAATCTCTCAAAGAATAAATAAAATTTAGACTTAGAACATGCTCTTTGTGCCATTGCTTCAATTGCTTTGTGCGGCATTAGTCCTGTTGATATGAATGGTGTTGTCAAAGTTATTTTTGGATCTTCAATCATCAAATCATTTTTTGACATTTCACCAAACATAGATTTGACTGCATCTGCAAGTGATGTGTTCTTATAACTCTTAAACAGATTCTTCTTCATCGAGTTTACAAAACTTCTAGATGAAAAATACAGTGCATATCTTGCACCAACAGTTTCCATATTGGTTGTGTGTGCGCCAATCTTATTGACGATGAAATCTTCACGCCAGAGCAATATCTCATTTGTGATCGGCTTAGATAGTTTGATGACAAGTCGTTCGCCGCCTTGTAGCTGAAACTTTTCAACACCGCCACCAACGTCAGTTAGTATGACTGTGCCAATTACCGATGATGAAAACACATTCTCATCAATGTCTAAACTTTCAAATGCTTCAAGCAATGAAATTTTTAATCCTTGTCTTGTTATGATTGAAATTTCGTTGATAATGAAAGTTCCGCCAATGTTGCTACGGACAGTATCTTTCGTATTCAGTGTTAAATCTGCGGTTTCAAACCCTATATCATCCGAAGTTCTTCCAAACGGATTAGGTAAATTGTAATATTGTGAAGTTGCCATATATTATATAATCGGCTTACTTAGAATCGATCTCAATCCAGATTCAACTGAATTAATTGCGCTTCTATTTAAAATTTTAATTCTTGATTTGTTTACGTTTAATTGCAATTCATACTCATAGACTGTCTCTAGACTTCTACTGTCCGTTGTTAAATTTGAGTATTCTATCGCATCAATTATATTTCTGTCTGCGTCATAGTAATGCTTTGTCGTTGACATTGCGTTCTGTAGACTGCCGTATTTGTTTATAATATATTCTTTAAATGTCTCAGAGTTTCTTGGCCAGTCATCATATATGCTATGCACGTTGTTAGTCAACATAATAATCCAATCATATCCTGGATCTTCATAGAATTTATACGAAATGAAGTCTGGACTCTCTCCATCAGAAACCACATAAGGTGTATATGAAATTCCTCTATATTGCGTGAGAAAATCTTTTATCTTAGTGACTACATTAATATCAATTGCTTTTAAGAAATTGTAGTCATCGACTTTGTACGCAATTTTTGGGTAGTATGTGAATATGCTCATATTAGAAAATTGTTCTTGATGCGTTGTTATGATCTGTAAATACTGCGCCGTCTGTTGGCAATGATGTTTCTTTCAAGCTAAGGCTTAATGTAACTTCTGATGGATAATACTTACCACCAGTAGCACCTTCAGGACTAAAAAATACCATTTTGTTTTGTCCACCATAATCGACCTGCACATTCTCTATGACACAATACTCACTAGAGAAAACTTGAGTTAAAAACGTATCAGTAGTTCCACCTCCGAATGCGCCTTTTTGCAAAACGATTTCGAATCTGCACATGTCTGGATATCCAAAACTAAAGTTACTTACTGATGTTCTTGCGCCTACATCCAGTGATACTGCTCCGGTGTTACCATTACTGAATAAATCGTTAATTTCTGTTTGAGTAAACGTTCCTGCATTCGGGTCTGGTGGCGCATTTGGGTCTGGCGCCGCAGTTTCGGGTGCTCGATTTGTTACCGTATCGTCTGCGCCTTTGACTTTAAGTGTTATATTATCGCCTGCGCCTTTTGGTGATGCGGCAATTCTAAATGATTTTATGATCTGTATCATTTTTTCAGCTTCTTGCATACTTGTCGGCTTCATCGTAAATGGTAACGTGAATCTTCTGAAAGTTGGACCTTGATAAACTAATTGTTGAAATGTGTTTAGCACTCTTCGTGTCATGAATTCGTATTGCGCTTTTCCTGACAAACCAGCAGAACCAAGAAAACCAGCGGCACTACCAGCAGCCCCTGCTACTTGTTTATATAGCGCATCGAGTCCGCCTTTGGCTGCGGCACCAAGGGCACCAGAAACCGTTCCATCTGAACTTGGTTGACCAAAAATTGACTGCGTTTCTTGAAATCCATTAGATAGCGCACTCTGAAACGATCCACCCATGCGTATAAATACGATTGGACCTCTTGCTGTCGTTCCTAATGGATCAAAGAATTGAAATCTTGCCATTGGTGTGACAAATCCTGAATGCCCATAATCTGCTCCGAAAATTAATGTTGTGCCGCTACCGACAGGATATGACGCCGCACTTCTATTCGTTTCAAACGGACCTATTGATATTGTCATTGCTGTTTCCTTAAACTAATCATTATTCTATTTATGTCATACAAAGGTAAATTTAAGCCTAAAAACTATCAAAAGTACAAAGGCAACCCAACAAATATTGTGTATCGTAGTTTGTTGGAGAGAAGATTCATGGTGTATTGTGATGAGACTCCATCTATACTCGAATGGTCTTCCGAAGAAGTTGTCGTGCCTTATGTGTCTCCTGTTGACAATCGATATCATAGATATTTTGTTGATTTCTGGATGAAATACAAAGACAGAAACGGAGAGATAAAATCTGTACTGATTGAAGTCAAGCCAGACATACAGACTCGACCACCTGTCAGAAAAAACACACCCAATGGTAAACCAACTAGACGATTTATCAATGAAGTAATGACATGGGGTGTCAATCAAGCAAAGTGGGAAGCGGCAACAAAGTACTCAATTGAAAGAAATTGGGAATTTAAAATCATAACCGACAAAGATTTGAGATAAATAGAAGTATGATATTCGATAACATACTCATTCAAGGCGCACGACAAGGCATCATTCCTGCAAGAACAGTTGCGGCAAGGGATTGGTACAGGTCTGCGGCTGGCAAATTAATGTCAAACATAAGTCCATCAGTCTTTGAGAAAAGAACCGATGAGGCAAGAAAAGTTTCGTCAATGGAATTTGGATACATGTATGCATTCAAATACGATCCAAAAACAAAAAATGATTTGCCATACTACGATACCTTTCCATTAATCTTTCCAGTTAGAATGGACTCTGATGGATTTTTAGGAATTAACTTTCACTATTTACCTCCAGTGCTACGTGCTAAATTAATGAATGCATTATATTCTACATTGACAAACAAAAAATATGATGACACAACAAAAGTTAAAATTTCATATTCTATTCTACAATCCGCATCTAAGTACAGATACTTTAAACCGATGCTAAAGAAATATCTAAGAAGTCAAGTTCGTTCACAATTCTTAGAAGTGCAAGTAAACGAATGGGATATTGCTATTTTTCTACCAACAGAGTCTTTCAGAAAAGCAGACACAGGACGTGTTTGGGAAGAGTCACGCAAAAAGATAGGAAGAACATAATATGGCAACATACAACCTTTCCGGTACCGCATCTGGATATGCAATATCGAATTTACGTTCTAAATTAGGTGCTATTGCTAGACCAAACAATTTTTTAGTGTCTTTACAAACCCCAAGTTTTACTCAAGGCGGTAGTGTCAGAGCAGATAAGCCAAATCAATCTACCATCGCACAAACTTTTGAATTTAGATGCGAAAGAGCCGAATTGCCAGGAAGAACAGTTGCGACCTCAGAAGACATAGGGTCTGGTCCAACAATTAAACTTGGCTACGATATAACGTACAATGACATTCAATTGTCTATAATATGTGCTACTGATATGAAAGAGCGAAAGTTCTTTGAGAAGTGGATGGACTATATCATAAAACCTTGGGGTTCACCAGATGCCGGAACAGTTGCATATTACAGCGACTATGCGCTAGGCAATACGCTTTTTGTGTCTCAACTTGACGATACTGGAAAAACAATTTTAACATATCAATGTACAGATGTTTATCCAATTGCACTTACTCCTATGAATGCAACTTGGGAAGAAACTAACACCTATCAACGATTTGGCGTTACACTTGCATATAGGCATCACACGTTTTCATAATCATTTTTTAATATAACTACCGGAGAAATACTATGGCTTTACCAAAAATTAATAACCCAATATTTGAATTGACTTTACCATCAACAGGTGCAAGTATCAAATACAGACCATTCTTAGTGAAAGAACAAAAAATTCTTTTACTTGCTATGGAATCACAGGATCAAAAATCAGTATTGACAGCAATTAAACAAATTGTCAATAACTGTGCTATTGATGAAATCGACACAAGCAAAATTCCAACATTCGACTTAGAATATTTCTTTATGAGATTGAGAGCAAAGTCAATTGGAGAAACAATTGATTTGAAATTGCGTCATCCAACTGGATACAATTCTGACGTTCAAGAGTGTGACGGCATTACTGATGGAAAATTAAACTTGTTGGAAATTGAAGTTATAAAAACAGAAAACCACACAGATAAGATTCTTCTTGACGAAGAAACTGGCATTGGTATTAAATTAAAATATCCTAACGTCAATATGGCGATAGATGCTGGTTCGAATATTGAAGACAAGCATCAAATGGATCTTGCGACAGATGCAATCATCAACAGCATTGAGTACATCTTTGATAAAGAAAATGTATTCAAGAAAGAAGATTACACAAAGAAAGAGTTGTTAGAGTTCATTGAAAACTTGAATCAAGATCAATACTTGAAACTGACAAAGTTCTTTGAGTTGATGCCTAAGTTGAAACACAAAGTAGAGTGGAAGTGTCAGAAATGCGGATGTAGAGATGAGATTACTATGGAAGGTCTGCAAAGTTTTTTCGGCTTCTGATAGGAGGTGAAAGCCTAGCTACCTACTATCAAACAAACTTTTCTCTAATGCAACATCATAAATATGACTTGGAAACGTTAGAGAATATGATACCCTTTGAACGTGAATTGTATATAATGTTATTATCTCAACATATTGAGAGTGTAAATGAACAGCAAAAATTACAAGCACAACAAAGAGGACGAAGATAAATGGCTACGCAAAAAGAATACGAAAAACTGAGTGATAGCGACAAGAAAAAAGAAGATTGGATGAACGCCAAATGGCGCCCAATGATGGGTTGGATTTACATGATAACTTGTGTGACCGACTTCATCCTCTTTCCTATTCTCTGGTCTATATTACAAGCGTCACTAAAACAACCAGTGACTGCTTGGCAACCAATTACACTACAAGGTGCAGGATTGTTTCATTTGTCTATGGGTGCTATTATTGGTATTGCCGCATTTGGTCGTACACAAGAAAAACTAGCAGGAGCAAACAATGGCGGAATGCAACCCGTTGGACAAAGCGTCACAACAACATATGGTTCGCCTTCAGCGGGCGGATTCGGAGCATCAAGTAGCTTTGGTAGCAGTCCAAGCCTTGGAGCATCAACGTCTAGCTTTGGTGCATCATCAAAACCCGCAACAGGAAAATCAGCACGATTTGCAGAAGCCGATCCAGACTCTGTATTCGACAGAGGATAATTAATATATGGCAACAATAGGATACGCAAGCGCACTCGGTAGCATCGCAAAAGATGCAATTAGTGGTGCGGGTAAAGGATTCGTTGGCGGGCTAAAAGGCGCAATGATGAGTGAGGCTCCAGGTATTACTGGTGCTTACGCATTTGGAAAAGAATTAAAAAATCGTGCTAATGCGCCAAGAGTAACAGCTGGTGGAAAATCTTCTCCTACTAGTTCATCATCTCCTGCAATGGGTGGTTTCGGTGCAAGCGTTGCAATGGTTGCTAGTCAATCACAAGGTAACGTTATTAGTCTTGAACAAGTCAGACAACTAAAACAATTAAATAAAAATGTTGTTAATCAGTCTAAACTTCTTTTAGCCCAAATCAACGAAACAAAAAGAAAAGATTTGTTTGCAGAAGAGATTGCAAATGAACAAACATTACGTGACGAAAAACTTTTAAATGCTGTTGAAAGACTTGGTGGTGGTAGAGGTGGTAGAGGCGGTGCTGGAGGTGGTGGCGGTGATGATGATGGAAGTTTCATCGGCGGGGTTGCGGGTGGATTTGTTTTAAGAAAACTCATAGTTGGTGTAGTTCGTGCATTAGCAATGACGCCACAAGGACGTATT